TTTACCCTTTTGCTTGTAAGATATTGATTCCGCTCGACCCTCGGAGATGTCTTTGTAGCGGAGACTCTCATTATTTCCGTTTTTTAGTGGCAACAACTCTTTTTTTTGGTATGACTTTTTTCTCCGGTACAACTTCCGGTATAATTTCGGGAACGACCTCGGGTATAACTTCAACTTTAGGTTCAATAATCTCAACTATAGGATCAACCATAGCTGCTTTAATAAAATCATCAGTTATTTTTGGTATCTCCTTTTCAGGAGGCACGATAATTGTCGGCCCCGGTCTTACAGGAGGACGGTTTCTTATCTCATCCGGTACGTTTGCCCTGCCAGGGATGACAGCAAAATAAATTGCTTTCTCAGGATAGTTTTTCAAATACCATTCAGCAAGTTCATCTGTAAAATGAGGACTATCATTAGTCACGGTCTTTGATGCGTCACCAAAAGTCTGTAATAACACACCTTTTTTTAATTTATAATTTTGTGCCATTTTTTTATTTTAAAGATTTTAAAAAGAATTAAAAGAAGGAGGCCGAAGCCTCCTCTATTCTATGGACAGCATGGAGCAAGCATTGAAGCAAGAGCCACCCTGGTCAGTGCAAGAGTACCACCCACGAAATAAGTACGTGGGATTAGCGATTCTTTCATCGTGTCAGAACATCCTGCCGTGATGACCCATCCACCAAGCATTTCTGCATCATTTACATCTCTCGTTGCAGCATTTATTTCCAGACCAAAATCCCAACCAAGAATCTCAAAAACAGTTCTTCCCTCAACAGTTACACCATCATTCTTGTTATAGTTATTTTCAATGATAACCATAAATCTACTGTCTTTTGCATTCTCGATCCATAATTTATCCTCCGGTGTATTATCAAAAATACGAAAGATAAAATTATGTTCCCAGTTCTTTTGATATTTAGTCTTGACCATTGCCACGTTGTGTTCATTCGAGAAATTATATCCTTCAACACAATAAGCATCACAGGCCGGGGAAGCAGGCTTCAAAACAAGCTCTGTACATAGCAGCGAGTTAGTAGGATCAAACGTGCTTAATGTTTTATCAACACATTCATAATTGATAAAATAAGCCTTATCCTTAATGCCAGGAACGAGGTTCGCACAGTTTTTAAGGATACATGCAACTATTTCATTACAGCCTATAGTCATAATATCGTCTTTTAAGTTCCTACCTGAACCAGTCTGTCATCAATGATCTTGGCATCAAAAGCATCTCTCGCCTCGATTCGATTGATGCGGCTTCTTTGATCGTAAAAACTGTTGATATTGTCAAAGAGTCCGTTGCATTCCATCCCGACATTCAGATTAGAAACGGTTGTATAAACTACCCTGTGAGGATTATTCCATGCCACGCCGTTATTTTCGTATGCACGAATCCATTGATCCCATAAAGGTATTGAGATAATCTTAATTCCATCCCAGCTGGCAAATTCCAGACCATTAATCATCAGCGTATAGTCTTGAAACACTGTTCCAAGTGCCTGTAGTTGTCTGCGAATCCTATCCATTACCGATTTTGTAACAAGAATTACCCTGTCCGGCTGTGCTGCCAGTTCGGGGATAGCTGTATCAATTACAAGATTCAGGGCCGTGTAGGTTAATAACGGTGTTGCTACTGTTCCTTGTAGGGCATAAGTAAGCTGTGTATTCCCCGGCATGGCTGTCAGTTTTGTTGGATCGGCAGCGTAGATAACTGCTAACTGCTGAAAGAATCCGTTTATAATATTGAAAAATCCAACATCATAACCGTCTGTTATTACACCGCCGGCGTTAACATTAGCAGCCGTGGTATCTCCAAACCAAACGTGACGAAGGATCATCTTCTCAATATCCTTGACAAGAATGTCAAGAATGAAAGCGAATACCTCTGTATTAGTTAAATCAAAAGCTTCTATTCCGCATTTCGTGGCCAGCTTCATGAGTGTATCATCAAGCTCATCTTTACACATGTCAATGATTATCTCAATGACTTTTGGTTCCCATGTTTTTTCGACTGCAATATTCTCATAACATTGAGCCACCGGGTTACAGTTCTGTCCTGCCTTACCGACAAGCCCGAATGTTCCGGGTATGATCCCTATTCTACGATCATTCTTGATCCCTTTAACAAGCGTATGGAACGCTGACAATGCAGGTGCTTCAAGAACGGCTGTTACGACGAGTTCATTCAGCGACCGAAGTTCATCGGCTGTGAAATGTAGTGCGTCCAGGTTGATGGTGCTTGCGCACGCTGGTGATGCTCCTTGTGGCATAATTATTTAATTTTAGATTCGTACATTTTTCTGATTTCTGCGACCCTTGCAAGATTGATATTTCCAACCTTGTCAGTATTAGCGAAACTCCTGTTTCTGCTGTCTGGCTTCCACGAGTTTTTAAGATTCGTCAACTCTGTTACAATTCCCTGTGCCAGGTCAACTGCTTCTTTGGCTTTCGTTTGTGCCAGTTCTGCTTCTGTCTTAGCTGCTTCGGCTTCGGCTTTAGCTACTTCACTATCAGCAATCTTTGCTTCCAGCTCCACGATTTTCTCGTTTGCCAGTTCAAGTTCGGTTTTATCCGCTGCTGCCTCTTTAATAGAACTGATAACACCACCTTCGATAGTGATTGTTTTACCGCTCTCCATTACATAAGTGCCGTCCGGCGTGGCCTTGTCTCCCACTGCCGGGACACCTGTTTCCTTTTCAAGTGTAAATTCATTACCATCCTTATCTTTCAAAGTCTGGTTTGAGATCCTTGAAAGATTTTTCATTTTAGCTATCGCCCCATCGAGCGATGAACCAAGTTTTTCAAAAAACGCTTTTTCATCCATTTTAAATTTATTTTTAGGTGTAAAATATGCGAATGCCATTATTGGCTCAACTATTTTTGTTGCAAATCCCAGCGAAAGCATGTCCTCTGCTGATAATTTAGTATCTTCTTTCATGTATTCAGCAAGAGTTGCTTCATCTGCCCCAGTTCTTGATACATAAAAGTCAAGTATTTTTGCTTCTTCTTGTCTTAATGCTTCTGCAATAGCTTCCAGATCACCTGCCTCATACTGATCAGCGAGTGTGTAAGGAGGTATAAAAGGATTATGAATCAAGCCATCGGCATTTTTCATAAATTCTCTTTCGCTTCCTGCAAGAAATACTATTGTAGCTATTGAATATACTTTGCCTTCGCCTATTGTTTTGATTTTTTTGCCTGAATTGACAAGAAGATCATGAATTGTCCAGCCTTCCTGCACGTCGCCGCCCCTGGAATTGATCTTAACCGTTATTCCTGTTGCGTCTTTGTTCTCATCCAGAAAATCAGAGACTGCCTTTGCAGAGATAGTGTCATCAGAGACATCAAATATCTCAAGCATCTTATTCGCCTCACCAATATCACCGTATATTTTTAGTACTGCTTCATTCATATCATTCCACATTCAAATAAATAATAGTATGGATAATCCGATGTTTCTTGCGGATAGCTAAAATCGTGAATCCAGTATAAAACCGGGTCCATGTATAAATTCCAAGGGGTGCATAAAGTTTCGCTCATAACTAAAAAAACCAAATGTCAGTATCTAAATAATAATTCGGCCAAAGTGTTTTGTCCGCTTCATCTCCTAACTCAACTACACCATAAATAAATGCATAAAATGATGTCATTCCATTTTGTATTAGATTGTAAAAGTAATCCCTTATAAAAAATAAATTACTATTGCTATTTTTATAGTAAACTTCAAGGAATAAAAAAACCTCTCTGCATTCAGAGAGGCTTAAAATAACAATATATGTTTTTAAATATCTTTTAAAATTCCTTCACCATGTACTATTAATTTACATCCTTTTTTATCAAGTGCAATCTTTAGATATTGGAAATGAATTTTAATCTTTTCACATAACTTTTGATCCAAATGTGGGTGATTAACCAAATCAACTCCAAAAAGATGAATCTCTATCGCTTCATAAAACCTGTAAGCAATCTGGCAGGCCACAAAAGGCGAGCAAAAAGATTTATAAAACTTTGGAATATCTAAATTAATTTCAGTACTCGGGTAATATGGTAGAAAATTAATCTCAACAAATCCTTCTTTAAAATCCCAGTTTACTATTTGACTGTAGAAAGCTTTTGGGGTACATTCATTTATTATCCTGAATCTGTCATCACTAAATGCAGTCCGTTTGTCAAGACAGACAACGACATCAGTCTCGTGAAATCGCCAAATGTCATTAACTCCTATCGAGAGTTCATAATCCTCTTTTACAAACTCCGATAATGAAGGCCCAATTCCAAGTACTGCTATTATCTTTCCCATCCCGCCTCTATTTCAGGTAATCTTTTTGACTTTCTTATATCCCTGGTTCCTCTCGTATCATGCTGAATGTACTCTCTAGGCTTGCCGGTCCAGTTCCATCCCGAACTTGATGAATGACCCAATCCCGGAAACTCAATGAGTATTTTATCTGATAATCCTTGTCGTTTTATCTCATTCATAGTCTTGAAACAAGGTGCGCCATGATGAACAAAAGGGGGAAATTTAAAATACTGATCAACAGATAATAACATAAAATAAGGATGTAGGTATTTAACAGGAGTCTGCCTGGAATGATGTGCGTGCGCTCCATATTCAAAACCATCATCGCCGGTTAATTCAATATATCCAACTCCATATATATCTTCCTTCATTAATTCTAACATCTGTTCAACAGGACTCTTCAGGAAAACAATATCACTATCAAATAGTAAAGCATATTTGGTCTTCACCATCCTGAGAGCTGAATCCATGCCACGCCCATGACCTATATTATAATAAAATATCCCAACGGTTGTTTTTTCCGATGCTATCGAACAAACATACTCCCGGCACGGATCACGTTTATCTGAACCGTCAATAATTATCAGCTGCATATCAAAATGGAACCTTCGAAATGAATCATAAGCTCTTTCCATCAGGTCCTTACTATTACTACATACCGATATTGCAGTAATATCGCTCATAAATTTTTGCGTCTTCACCGATTAATGATTTTAATTAATTCAAATTTGTATCTATATTTTTTGACCACCAGGAATGTCCTGCTCCAATACCCGGACGGCCCGG